AGAATCCCGGCGCAACCATTGATGCACTAAAGGTCTACGAAGGCCAGATGAAGGGCGCTACGCAAAGCCGACCAATGCTGATTGCCCACGAAGCGCAAGCATTCACACCATACGCCGTAACGGGCGAAAAAGACGCATTAAACGAAGACGGCACACCTAAGTATCAGCAGATGGATGTGTCCTCTTTAGTGCCGCTACTGCTAGCAGAACTGCAAGCACTCCGCGCCCGTGTAGCAGCATTGGAGGCTGCATGAACCAACCAAGCTGTTGCTGTCAGAAATGTGGGGAACACATCGGATGGCTTGGACGACTTTTAAAATTTACCCATTCTTGTAACAAAGGAAATCACCATGGATTTAAATTGGCAGCAAGCACCCACAAAAACAGAGTGGGGTAGTGAAATGGTCGAGGCTTTAATTGAAATTGACAAAGACCACACACTGTCAATCTTTTGCGAACGCGACCAAATTGAAAAAGTTGCAAAAATGTTTTCTACCGTCAATCAAGGAGCTTAAATCATGACCACCATCACTTGGCTTGTAGAGTGGATGCAAACCACTCCCACCACCGCAACCCCTCCTGAAGTCGTCCTGACCGCAGGCTGGCGCTGTTCCGGCATTGACGGGCTGTACTCGGGCACTGTGTACTCCACATGCTCTTTCCCGCTGCCAGCAGAAGGCGGCACGTTCACCCCCTACGCCAATCTGACGCAAGATCAGGTGCTGGGCTGGTGCTGGGCCAACGGCGTCAACAAAGACGCAACAGAGGCCGCTGTGCAGGCTCAGATCGACAACCAGATCAACCCACCCACGATCCAGCCGCCTTTGCCTTGGGCCACCCCTTCGGCATAATGCTCACGGGGATATCGCCGCTGCCCCATATTAGCGGCGTTTTGGAGTTTGCATGAAACTGCACAAGCCCCCCCAGACGCTGCCTAATGGCACGATAGAAGCAGCCCACGAGGTGGAGTCCGTGTGTCTCCACTGTGGTTACGACTTGGATGAGGCAGAACTTGCCGCCGATACCTGCTCTGACTGCGGCAAACCGCTGGAGTTAAAGCAGAGCGTAGCCATTCAAGTAACAACACTGCCTCCGATGTTCGGGGGTGTAATGTAAGGAGCGCGTTGTGCAGTACCCGCGTCACCCTAATCTAAGCTTTGATCTCAAGGGGTAAGTATGATTGACCCGATCACTGCCCTTGCAGCTATTTCTTCGGCGGTAACGCTTGTAAAAAAAGCGGCAAAGACTGTTGATGATGTGGCAAGCCTGGGGCCAGTGCTTGGTAAATACTTTGCCGCCAAAGAGCAGGCAATTGAGGTAGTTAAGAAATCTCAAAAGGGTGAGTTCACGGGTTCAGCCCTTGGTAAAGCCATGGAATTAGAGCTTGCCCTTGAGCAAGCCAAACAGTTTGAAGAGCAGGTAAAGATGCTTTTCTTTCAAGCCAACAAGATGGATGTTTGGATGCGCATCACCGCCAGAGCAAAGCAGATAGAAATTGATTCTGCCCACGCAGCAAGGCGCAAGAAAGAAGCGGCTCAACATCGAAGCGAGGAGATTGAGGAAATGCTGTTAATTGCCGCTGCATTACTGGTTTCGGTAGTTCTGGTGGGTGTCACCTTTTATTTTGTATTTCAAGCACTTCAAAAGGAGTATTAACATGGACTGGCTAAAACAAATTGCACCAACAATTGCCACTGCACTTGGTGGGCCGCTTGCTGGCATGGCCGTGTCAGCTATCTCCAAAGCCATTGGCGTGGATGAAAACAAAGTCCAAGACATGATCTCCAGCAACAAGCTGTCAGCCGATCAGATTGCGCAAGTCAAGATTGCTGAGATTGAGTTGCAAAAGCAGGCTCAAGAGCTAGGTTTAAACTTCGAAAAGTTGGAAGTCGAGGACCGCAAGAGCGCCAGAGAGATGCAGGCAACTACCCGCTCCATGATGCCTCCCATCCTGGCTGGAGCAGTCACGCTGGGTTTCTTCGGCATCATGATGATGATGTTCTTTAATCAGATTGACAGCAGCAATCCGGCCATTCTGATGATGCTTGGTTCACTTGGTACAGCGTGGACGGGCATCATTGCTTATTACTTTGGCTCGTCTGCTGGCTCACAAGCCAAGACGGATTTGCTTTCTAAATCTTCGGGAAAATAAAATGAAGCAAAATTGGGATGAGGCGTTTAAACACATCCTCAAGCATGAAGGCGGTTTTGTAAATCATCCGTCTGACCCCGGCGGCATGACCAATTTAGGAGTGACCAAGCGTGTATGGGAAGAATGGACTCACAAGCCTGCAAAGGAATCTGACATGCGGGCTCTCACGCCTGAAATGGTTGCCCCCCTTTACAAGAAGAAGTATTGGGACGTTGTATTTGGGGACGACCTTCCTGCTGGGGTTGATCTGTGCGTTTTCGATGCTGCTGTCAATGCTGGCGTTGGTCGCGCTAGTAAATTTCTTCAACAGGCTGTTGGAGTGACTGTCGATGGTCAGATCGGACCCAAGACGATAAGTGCCGTGACATCAAAGCCCGCAGATGAAATAATTGAGGCATTCTGCGCGTTGCGCGAAGCTCATTACAAGAGTTTAAATACCTTTGATACGTTTGGCAAAGGCTGGATGCGAAGGCTTGCAAGCATCAAATCTGAGTCAACAGACATGGCGTGAGGGCTTATGCCGCTTAAAAAACTTGCAATTCGTCCCGGTGTAAACCGAGAAAACACGCGGTATACCAACGAAGGGGGCTGGTATGAGAGTGAGAAAGTTCGCTTTCGCCAAGGCACGCCTGAAAAAATTGGCGGCTGGACACGCACCTCTGCATCTACTTTTTTAGGCATCTGCCGCTCATTGTGGAACTGGGTAACTCTTGGCGGAATTAACCTGATTGGTGTTGGCACCAACCTCAAGTTCTATCTTGAAGCCGGAGGTATATACAACGACATTACGCCCTTTCGTGATCAGGTCACATTAACTAATCCATTCAGAACATTCAACAACACTCCCATCGTTGAAGTTACAGACGCCAACGGTGGATACATTGACGGAGACTTTGTAACGTTCTACGGCGCTACGGCAGTGGGTGGTTTGACCATTTTTGGTCAATATGAGATTACAGTCACGGGCGCTACCACTTACACAATCACAGCCAGTGCTAACGCGACATCGACCGCTGGCCCAGGCGGTGGTACTGTGTATGCGCTGTATCAAGTCAATGTTGGCCCTGCCTATGTGGTTCCGCTGGTCGGCTGGGGTGCTGGCCCATGGGGTGCTGGTGCCTGGGGTGTGGGTGAAGCATCCACGGACGCTATTCGCTTGTGGAGCCAACAAAACTTCGGTGAAGATTTGGTCTTTGGCCCACGCGGAGGTCCAATATATTATTGGGACGCCACCTCGGGATACACGCCAATTACCTTTACAGCTACGGTGGCTACACCTACCGTCATTACTGCCGCTGCTGAGTATGCCAACGGCACGCCTTTGCGTTTTGCGCCGGACGCTGGAGCAACCTTGCCCGCAGGCATCCTTCCCGGCGAGATGTATTACGTTCGCAACGTCTCAGGTTCGTCGTTCAACATATCACTGACGCCCTCTGGGGCGCTTATTGCCGTTACCGTTGCGGCTGTAGGTACTGTCCGAATTTTGTCAAATGGCTACGAGTTGGCTGATTTTGGTAGTGCAACAGATGTACCCACGCAGCAGAACTACCTGTTGGTTTCTGACATCAGCAGGTTTGTATTTGCGTTTGGGTGCAATGACTACGGTTCTGCCACGATTGACCCAATGTTGATTCGCTGGTCTGATCAAGAAGACCCTTACACCTGGGGACCACTGGCAACCAACCAAGCAGGCTTTCTAAGACTGTCTCGCGGTTCTGAGATTGTCACGGCCACCCAAGCCCGCCAAGAGGTCTTGGTGTGGACAGACGCAGCCTTGTATTCCCTCCAGTACGTTGGCGCACCCATTGTTTGGGGTGCGCAGATTGTTGGCGAGAACATATCCATAGTCGGTCAGAACGCCGTGGCCTATGCCACTGGTGTGTCTTACTGGATGGGCAAAGACAAGTTCTACAAATACGATGGCAGGACGCAGACATTGAACTGCGACTTGCGCAGGTATGTATTTGAAGACATCAACACCTCGCAGTACGCACAGGTGTGTTCGGGAACCAACGAAGGCTTTAATGAGATATGGTGGTTCTATTGCTCTGAAGGATCAACCGACATTGACCGCTATGTCATTTACAACTACCTTGAAGAGGTGTGGTACTACGGCAACTTAGCCCGGACCGCATGGCTAGACTCCGGCCTGCGTGATTACCCGTTGGCAGCAACGTATTACAACAACCTTGTAAATCAAGAGGATGGGCTGGACGACAACGCTACGGCTACCACCTTGCCAATTACTGCGTCGATCACTTCTGCGCAGTTTGATTTGGATGATGGTCACAACTTTATGTTTGTGTGGCGTGTTTTGCCTGACGTTACCTTTGATGGTTCTACGGTAAATTCACCAAGCGCCACCATGTATCTGTTGCCGCTCAAAAACTCTGGCTCAGGCTATTTGGTCAACAAGCCAACCGACTCAAACCACTCCGTGGCTACCAGCAGTTTTTCAAGCATCACGAGAATTGCAACCCTGCCAGTCGAAGAGTTTACTGGACAGATTTTTACTAGGGTACGCGCCCGTCAGATGTCAATTAAGTTTGAATCTGTTGGATTGGGTGTGAACTGGCAGTTGGGTTCCACCAGGGTAGACATGAGACTGGACGGACGCAGATGATTGTTACCTCAGACTTTGAGCTTCAACGAATTGCACCGCCTGCTTTACCGCAAGCGACAGAGGAGTATCAACGTCCATACCAGGATCAGTTAAACAGCGTCTTGAGGTTGTACTTCACTCGCTTGCAGAGTATCTTGGGACAGCTAGATACAGGAAGTGGGTTTATTCCCCCAACCACAGTCTATACAGTGGCAACTCTACCAAGCGCAGCAACCTCTGGCACAGGGGCTCGGGCGTTTGTTTCTGACGCCAACGCAACAACCTTTGCATCTACTGTGGCTGGCGGCGGGTCCAACAAGGTTCCCGTCTATTCAGACGGAACAAACTGGAAGATTGGTTGATATGAAGTTAACAATAAGCCAGGAAAATATTGACAGGACAATTGACAATAATGAAAGATTTCCTGTTGGCTCCATCCGTGATGAAACCGGAGGACAAGCAGAAAAATCTCCAGCCCCAGACATCCAAAAGCTGGTAGATCAAATTCTTGGTCAAGGCACCACTTCTAAATGGAGTGGAGAGGGATATGGCTCAAACCAAGCCAATGCCCGAGAGATGGCAAAGATGCTTGCTGGCATCGGCATTACTGACATCAATCAGTTTGGTAAGTTTAAACAGGTTGCCAGCTACGCAGGCCAAGCGCCTTCTACCGTATATCCAAATGACCCCGCCGACCCATCCAAGGGTTATTACACCTTTGAACATGTCTGGGATGCCTCCAAGCCAGCGGGCGAAGAGGTTGTCCGCTCAGAAAACAAAATCCCGGTAGACCCCAGCACTATTTCAAACCAGGGGTATGATGTTTATGACGAGGCAATCGGTGAGTTTGTCCGCGTAGACAGGTTTATGACCAACACTCCCGTGTACGAGGAAGTTTTGGGTAATAAGGAAACAAAGCAGCCCATAAGCTCTGATTACGACCAGCGGTACGGCAATATCTTTGGCGGCACCTACGCTGGCAAAGATAGCACTGGCTTTGGAGTGCAATTTAGAGCAGATGGAACCCCAGTCTTTTACACGCAGGCAGGCAATTCCACCAGCGATGTAGGGCACATCATGCCCATCGTCAGCTTTGCGCTTTCAGCCTTTGCGCCAGGGCTTGGCGGGGCAATTGGAGCAGCCTTAACCGGCACTGCTGCCACCACAGTTATCTCTCAAGTTGTGGGTTCCGCAATCATTCAGGGAACCATGGCAGAGTTGTCGGGTGGCAACTTTGCAGACGGAGCAATTAAAGGCGCTGTAGGCGCTGGTGTAGCTCCTCTTGTTGCCGGGACCATAGGCAAAACTGTTGCCGATGCAATGGGCAATGCGGAGTATGCCAAGGTTGTTACCAACGCCGTCACTTCAGCATCTTCAGCCGCAGTAACTACAGCTTTGTTGGGTGGTGATGTTGGTGATGCTGCTTTAAACGCTGCTGTATCCAGCATTGGCAGCACGGTTGGCAAAGAGCTTGGCGGTGATGCTGGAGCAAAACTAGGCGCGGCGGTAGGCCAGATTGCCATGGGTGCAGATGCCCAGAAGGTCTTGACCTCCACATTAATGAGTACCCTTACGTCCAGTGTGCAAAAGGCACTCAAGGACGACCCATTACTTGCGGCCTCATCCAAAGAAATTGGTCAAGGTGAAGTTGACGCAATAAGAAAGCACACGGAAGACGCTGCCGCCAATCTTAATGTTGCTGGTACTGGTGATGCAGCCACAGACCAAGAGATTGCAGATATTGTGGCTGGGTCAGTCAACGCACCAAACTTGACCGCCGGAGAAACTGCAAATACAGACAATAAACCTGCAAATTTTAATGATGGTTTTTATGCTAATTTAAACAAAGGTAATGTTGCAATTGATTTTGATACTGGATTGCCAATTGAAGATAATTTAACTGGATCAACTTACACGCCAGAGAACATTGGCAGTGAAAATATAGAAAATATTCTTTTGGGTGGCTCAGGGGATTCGTTTGCAGGGCCAAGCGGCTTGACTCCCAAGTATGTTGAGGCAATGCCTCAAATGCAGCCCCGTGATGGTGAGGTCGCGGAAGATGTAATTGGAGAATTGCAAGATGACGGCACTACTGTTTACAGCCGTCGAATTACGAAAACTCTTCCAGATGGAACGAAAGTTGGTTATACAGCCATTTACGATCCTATTCTTCCTGGTACTCCTTATCGCTATGAATACTCAAGTCAAAACGACGAAGGCACCACCATCAGCGCAGCTAAGTCGCGCCCAGATTTTGGAATAAATGCTGGCGTATCTACTGATACATCGTTACCTACCGACAAAAAAAGCGATGAGCAACCTGTCGATAATATTTTAAAAACTGGTAATCAATCAGCACAAGACGATCTTGAAGCTCAAGCAATCATCAGTGGTTTTCCTGATTACTACACCATGGAGCAATACAACGGCAACGTTGAAGATTACCTTCGTGATGTTGAAGCAAGCAAGCCGGTAGATAAAGAGCCTGCTGCCAAGGAGGTTGTAGAAACTCCTGCTGAAGTCACTCCTGCTGAGATAGCTGCGCCTAAAGCTGCCCCGCCACCAGAATTTTTTGAGCGGCCTACGCAGCAAATTACCCAAGCTCCTCCTCCACAGCGCCAAACAGATATACCACCCCCCGCACCTCCGGTTGAGACTGAACCAGAGAAGCCACTGCCTCCTCCTCCACCTCCTAACGTTGAGACTGAAGAGGAGAGGAATGAGAGGCTTGAAGCAGAAGCTGCATTGCTTGGCTTTCCAAGTTACGCCGTTATGCAGCAATACAACGGAGATGTTAATGCCTACAACCAAGACGTTGCTGATCAAGCTGAAATTAAAAGATTGGCCGATATTGAGACAAAACGTTTAGCCGATGCCGAAACAAAACGTTTAGCCGATGCTGAGACAAAACGTTTAGAAGATATCGAGACAAAACGGTTAGCTGATATTGAGACAAAGCGCGTGGCTGATGTGGAAGAGGCTCGACAATCCGCTGCCCGCAACGCTGGGTTTCCTGATGCTGCTACTTTTGATGATTACGCAGGGGATGTTTACGCATACCAGTCTGCGCTTGAAAGAAAAGATTTTGAGCAAAAACAAGCCGAAGCCGAGGTGCTTGGGTTTCCAGATTACGCCACGTTGCAGAAGTACAATGGCGATATTTCTAAATACAAGCAAGACCTCGCAGATGCAGAAGAAGCAAAGCGTCTTGCAGATGAAGAGGATGAGCGCAAGAGGGCTGCTGACCAGAAGATTTTGGATGACGCAGAGTTTAAACGCTTAGCTGATGAAGCCGAAGTCAAAAGACAGTCAGATGCCCGCGCTGCGGGATTCCCGGACGCAGACACGTTCGATACGTATGACGGAAACATTGATGCTTATAACAAGTATCTGTACGACGAAGAGACAAAGCGTTTAGCAACAATTGAATCTAATCGGCAGGCTTCTGCCCGTTTAGCCGGATTCCCTGACGCAAATACGTCTGACGATTTCGGCGGAGATATTGACGCTTACAACAAATCTTTACAGGTTGGCGATACAAAATTGCTGGATGATGATGGCTTACTCAAGCTAACCCCCACCGAGGGCGAGAATCGAGGTCTTATTACAAGCGTCTTGGTTGGGGAGGACAGCCTTGCCGGAACGGGTGGTGACACCCTCAAGGCTGGAACGGGTGACGACACCCTTGATGGTTTGCTCGATCTGACTTCTACTACGGGCGATGATCGAGGTGCAATCACACCTGTTATCGTCGAGAACGGTCTAGGTGAAGTCGTAAGTGTCGTTGTTGGTGATGACTCCCTCAAGGCTGAAACGGGTGACGACACGCTTCTCGATCTTACTGCTACTGAAGTTGACCCACTTACAGTTACACCTGTTATTGTCGAGGACGGTTTAGGTCAAGTCGTACCTGTTATTGTTGAGCCTGAGCCGTGCCCAGAGGGGAAGGTTCGCAACCTGACAACCGGGTTGTGCGAGACACCTGTTGTTGATGATGACCCTCCCTTCCCGCCCGATTGCCCAGAGGGAAAGGTTCGCAATCTAGGCACTGGTGAGTGTGAAGACGTTGTAAAGCCGGTTATTACTACGGTTAAGCCTGATCCCGACCCCGTTACAACTAAGCCAAAGCCCAACCCTGCTTTGGATGCCCTGCTTGCAGGTCTTGCGACCCCGCAAAGCGTTGGCGAAGACAAGACGGAGCCCTTCTACGGAAAGATGGGTCCGTACATGGACATTGGCGCAGACTTCGACTTTCTCAAGCCACTGGGCTTTGATCCAAAAGATGCCCTCAAACGGCAGCAAATGAATAAAATGGCCGTTGGCGGGTTTATTGATGCCCTGCAAGCGGAAGAGATGACGGTAGATGACCTACTGAGCTTTTTGCAGCAAAGGAATTAAAAATGCTTGATGACTATATTGACTCTGGCGCGGGAACTGACTCTTATGGCTTTGACTTGTCTCCATATCTCCCAGATGCCACGGGCGCTGGATTTGACTTCGCTTCATTTTTTCCGAGCACCACAAGTCAAGACATTGCAGATCAGGTTGACGCGATTGACTACAGCGGCTTTCGTGACTTGACCGGACCTCAACTTGCAGAACTTGCAGCGTCTCAAGATAAAAACTTGCAAAACACTCTAAGGGCTTCCATTGCTGCTTTTGGAGATAAGGCTGGCAAGTTTTTAAAAGAATTCTTGTTTGACAAAAAAACGGGAAATTTAAACATTGGAGGCATTGGCACTGCCGCTGCTGCGCTTTACAGTCTTGGCAAGGGCAAAGACAGTGGCGGGGGCTATCAAAAGCCCGTACCAAAGATGCAGATGGTGCAAGAGCAGATTCAGTACGACGACCCCAACCGCCGTCCCGGCGAAGGTGGCCGTCAATACTTCACTGACCCTCGCTTTGTCACTTTGGGTGAAGACCCAGCAGCTAACACCACAGCGTTGACTGCCGCTAAGGATGCATCTGCCGCTCAGGCAACTGGATTAAAGGCTGCGTATCAGGCTCGTCCAGTAGTGGCCCCCAATCCATACGCAGGAAAGATTCCAACTGCTTTTAATCCAAAGGCTGTTGTGGACGCAAATGCCACCTTGTCCTCAGTTCCCGACAGGATGGATGGCCCAACTGGGAATGATACTCCTGGAGGAACAGGAATGGCAAAAGGCGGTATTGCATCTGCGGGTCGTTACCTTCAAGGTAAGACAGACGGCATGGCAGATAAAGTTCCAAGCAAGATTGATGGCAAACAACCCGCAGCTTTAAGCCATGGTGAGTTTGTCATTCCCGCCGATGTAGTCTCTCATCTTGGAAACGGAAACTCGGAGGCTGGTGCGCAGAAGCTGTACCAGATGATGGACAGAATTCGTCAAGCCCGTACCGGGACCAAGAAGCAGGGTAAGCAAATTAACCCCGACAAATACCTTCCAGCAGCCTCCGGTGGCTTGATGACTGCTTATGCCGCTGGCGGTGAGGTTCAGAAGTTTAATGCTGGCGCTCTTGTCGGCGCTCCAGCAGATGTATCAAGGGCAAACACCTTGTCGCCCTATGTCGGTGAGTTTGCAACAAATGCCCTTGGGCAGGGCGCTGCACTCGCCAATGCTCCATATCAAGCCTACAAAGGCCCATTGACTGCGGGTGCGTCTGATTTGCAACAGCAAGCCTTTGCCGGGGCAAGTGACTTGGCAAGCGCAGGCTATACACCCGGATCGTTTACAGGTGGCTTTGGTGCTGCACAGGCCACGCAGTACATGAACCCGTACCTTCAGGCATCTCTTGATCCTCAACTCAAAGAGTTGCGCCGTCAGTCTGATATTCAACGCATGGCAGATGCTGGCCGTCTTACCAAGGCCGGTGCATTTGGTGGTGGCCGTCAGGCCATTATGGAATCTGAAGGCAACAGAAATCTTTTGGACAAGCAAGAAGATGTGATTGGGCGGGGTTACAAATCAGCCTATGACGCTGGCCTTGGACAATTTAACAAAGAGCGTGAATCTGATGAGGCATCCCGTCAGTTCAGCGCCAACTTTGGGTTGAAGTCTGTTGGTCAATTGGCAGACTTAGGCGAAACTCAGCGAGGCATTACTTCTGAGGGCATTAAAGCCGACGAGGCCCAGTTTAATAAAGAGCGCGAATTTAAATACGCGATGCCCGGTTATCAGCTTGGTCTGTTGCAGGGCTTGCCAATCGGCACGAACACAACGTCAACGAATCAAGATGAGTTTGCAAAAATTAACACCACGCTTGCAAACCTCGGCGTAGCACTTAAAGCGCTTGGTGTTACCGGCGGCGCAACCACTACCGGCCCATAAGGAATAAAAATGAACCTCGTAAAAGCACAAGCTCTTGCCAACGATCTGCCTATTCCAGAGTTGCAGAAGTACGCCAACGGCTTTAACCCCAGGATCATTCCTCCTTGGATTGCAACTGGTACGTTGCAGGCCAAGACCGATGCAAAAAAGCGCATTGACAACATGATGGGCGGCACTCAAGGCGAGACACCCAGCGTCAAAGAGCAGATTGAGCAGAAGGCTGGACTGATGGCTGCGCAGGCCATGCAACAGCAACAGGCTCAGCAGCAGATGGCTCAGCGCCCACAGCCTGGACCCGCGCCTGAAAACATTCCCCAGCCTGAAGCCCAACCACAGGAGTCCATGATGGCTCGTGGTGGCTTGGCTAAGGTGCCAATGCAGTTCTCGTTTAAACCGGGCGGCATTGTTGGGTACGCCTCACAGGGGTATGTTGACCTTATGGGATCGCCGGGTTTGCAGGAGCAAGAGTTGGTAGGTCAAGCCGCCGAGTTGGCTGCGCAAGAAAGAAGCAAGGCGGCTGTTGTTGAAAAAATAGCAGAGCTTGAAAAGGAGGCCAATAGGCTTGATTATGTGGCCCCAGAATTGGCAGACAAAGTTCGCGCTCAAATATCGGCTATTGTTTCCGATGTCAAGCCCCGCACTGAGCCTGCAACCCGCACTGACGTTCAGCGAGGTGGTGCGGCCACAAGCGCCCCTTCCGCTCCACGGGCCAGACCACCCCAAGCTCAGCCGACTCAAGCTGCACCACAACAACAGATGCCTACCGGCCTTCCCGCCGCAGCACAGCGCAGCCCGTACTTTGCCCAGGCAGAGTCATCTGTAAACGCTCCAATCAAGGCCCCCACTCCGCAAGACATCATTGCCGAGCAGAACGCCTTGTCTCCAGCGGCGATGCAGGAATCTGCACTGAAGCAGCGTTACGAAGAACGCAAGGCCAGGGCAGACAAAGAGATGTCTGCCTTCAATGCGTCTAAGCCTTCGGGCTTGGATGACATGATCCGTGTCCTCAGTCAGTCTGCTCAGTACAAGGGTGGTACTGGCCTTGCCCCCGCCTACATAAATAACCAGGAGGCAAAGCGTGCAGCAGAAGCGGCTGCGCTCAAGCGTCAAAATGAGATGTACAACGCCGCAGACACGCAAGAGTACGAGGGTGCAAAAGACCTGTACGGCGCCCGTGCCGGAGCAATGAAGCAAGCCAATCAGTCGTACCAAGAGCGTCTGAAATCTAAGAGCGAGACATTGGCCCAACTGGCAAATGTGGATCAGCGCAGCATAGACGAAGCACTCAAGCGTTTAAACGACATGCAGTTGCAGAAGATGCGCATGGCTCAGTCTGCGGCTGAAGCTGGCCGTCCGGGCGAAGGCGAGCGTGTGGTTGCCAAGTATCTTGCCATGCGGGCCGCAGGCGACATCAAAGGTGCAGAGGCTTACATGGATGCAATTCAGCTTGTGAAGCGAGGTGAGCCAAAAGTTGACCCTTACAAGCAAGAGTTGATGAAGAAAATTGCCGAAGAAGAAGTTAAGTTGGCTGGCATGCCAGAAACCAGTATTAGTGCAGGGGCTCGGGCAAATCTGGCAAAAATGAAACGCGATGCTGGCATTACCGCTGGCGGTGGTGCAGAACAACCAACACAGGCACACATTAACGCTCTCAAGCAAAATCCGTCTATGGCGGCGGAGTTTGAAAGAAAGTTTGGTCCTGGCTCCTCCGCTCAATATGTAAAGTGATGTGACATGGCAAACTTCTTTGACCAGTTTGACGAAAAGCCAAAGACGGGCAACTTCTTCGATCAATTTGACGAGAAGCCTGCCGCGCCTCCGGTCAAAGAAGCCGGGTTCTCCTTTGGAGACATAGGTAAAGCATTTGGTGTGGGCGCTGCTGGAAGCGCCAAAACCCTGACTGATGTTGCCGGTGCAGATAACTTTGTCTCATCTAAGCTTGGCAAGGCAACGGAAAGCCTCCAGCAAAGCATGACGCCAGGGCGTCAGGCAGAGATGCAGCGTCAAGCCGAAAGGATGAAGGCCGCAGAGGAGTCTGGAAGCTTGCTGCAAGAAATCAAAGCTGGTGCTTTAAACGTTGCAGAGGCTCCACTCCAGTCTGCCGCGCAGGCCATTGGTTCGTTTGTTCCTTACCTTCCGGCTTTGTTTGCATCACCCTTTGCCGCTGCCTTGGGTCTTACCGGGAGGTCACTTAGCGCAATCACAGCCGTTGCTCAACAAGCCCCCAAGGTCATCGGTACAGCCCAAGGGGCCGGTGCGGTCAAAGGCTCCATCTATGACGGTGTTCTCCAGGCAGAGATTGAAGCTGGGGTAGACCCTGAAGTTGCAAAGCAGAAGGCAGACAAGGCGCAGTCTTATTTCGGTGGCAACTTTGATCAAATCGCACTGGGCGCAGGCTTGGGCCGAGTCGCTGGCGGCACCGGCGTAGAGAAGTTTCTAGCCCCGGCGGGTCGCGTAGGAGCCGCGCAAGGCTTAGGCCGCAGGGTGGGTGAGGCAGTGATCACAGAATCTCTTCCAGAGGCCGCACAGGGCGGTCAGGAGCGCCTTGCACAGAACATTGCCCTTCAGCGCGAAGGGCGTGATGTCGATACCTTCAGGGGTGTCGCTGGCGCTGCCACTCAAGAAGCCTTAACGGGCGCATTGGGTGCTGCTCCTATTGCTGCGTTGGTCAAGCCACCCCCTAAGCCTGACGAATCTGTTGAAGCCTTTAAAAAGGAAGAAGATGCATTCCGTAAACAGTTTGGCGCTGCCGCGCCAGTTGCTGCCCCGGTTGATCCAACGGCCCCGGCAGTTGCCGAGCCTCCTACGGAGTTCCCAGGCGGTTACACAGCCACCCGCAGAGAAGTGTCCAGACAAGATGTGCCAGAGTCTTTTGGCATCTTTGCTGAAGGCTCAGACAAGCCTCTAACTACGGTCACCAAACAAGAAGAGGTTGATGCCAAGCTTCAGTCTCTAAGTGAAATTCGCCAAGAGGAGCAGGCCCGCCTGCTTGCTGAGTCGGACAAGATCACCAAGTCCATCTTTGATGAACAGCGCAAGCTTGAGGTGATGGAGGCCACGGGCCAGACCGACACAGACCAGTACGTCCAATCAAAGGCCCTGCTTGAGCAACGTAAAGATGAAGCTGCCCAGCAGATCAAAGACATCAACGACAAGATCGCGTCTTACTCTGCGCCCCTAAAGGCTGCGCCTATCGGTGTCCGCACCGACATCCAGAACGAGTTCAACGTCAGCCGTGGTGCTGAGCCGGTCGGTACGTTCTCCACCTTGGAAGAGGTTGAGGCATCTCTGCGTGAGCGTGACCCCGAGCCATTTAAACAGGCAGAGATTGCTGCACGTAAAAAGGCGTTGGACAACACCCTTCGTCCGCTCATTACCAAGTTCAATCTTGGAGATGTTGGTTTAAACGTAGTGGACCAGTTAGAGCGTAACGCCGGGGGCAGATACCTCGACAAGCTGATCGAGGTTTCTCTCCAAGAAGCCAACCCCCTCCAGACCATGCGCCATGAGTCCCTTCATGCATTGAAGGACTTGGGCTTCTTCACCCCGCAGCAATGGAAAGCATTGACCGAGCGGGCAGAGAAGGAGTGGGTCGTTAACCTGAAGAAAACTCCTTATGAAAAAGATGTCACCAGATACGATGCGTATCTCGACATGTTTACCAAAGAAGGTCAAGGCAAGGGTTTGACTGGCCCCGCGCTTTC